TGGTTCTGGCGAACGTATGCGGAAGGTCGGAGCCAAAGGCGCACCTACAGCTTCGGCATTTCGGAAAGCCGCTAAGACAGCTAAGAAGAAGTAAAGGAATTACTTATGCCAAAAGTCGGTGGTAGACATTACAGTTACACAAAAGCAGGCATGGCCGCAGCTAAGAAAGCTGCAAAGAAAACAGGCCAGCGTATGACTATGGGCCGTAAGAAGAAAAAGAAATGAGTAAGAAGCGCGATCCACGCCTAGCTCGTGCTGGCGTGAGTGGATACAACAAACCGAAACGCACACCAGGTCATAAGACTAAGAGCCATGTCGTCGTGGCTAAAGTTGGCGATCAGGTGAAAACTATTCGTTTCGGCCAGCAAGGCGTTAGCGGAGCTGGTAAAAACCCTAAAAGCGCAAAAGACAAAGCGCGTAGAAAATCCTACTATGCAAGACACAATGCTCAGGATGCAAACCCAAGTAAGCTCTCCGCTCGATACTGGTCCCACAAAGTTAAGTGGTAAGATCATTGGCGTAGACCCAGGAGCGACAGGCGCGTTCGCTATCTTGGACTTGGACACCCGTCACCTTGTCATTATTGATATGCCGACAACTAAAGTGAAGCGCGGCACACGCAACGTCAATCAAGTGGACGCTGTTAGACTAGCACATTTGTTAGGCCCTCATATAAGAGGCGCTCACGCTATCGTAGAGAAAGTACACTCCATGCCTGGTCAAGGCGTGGCCTCTACTTTTAGCTTTGGCCGTGCGGCTGGTATCATCGAAGGTGTCCTAGCTGCGCTCGACGTTCCTTTCTCTCTTGTAGCGCCTGCTGTTTGGACAAAGAAGATGCGTTTGTTTGGCGGTAAAGATGGAAGCCGAGCCAGAGCTAGTGAACTGTTCCCCGATCAAGCACATCTCTTTAAAAGAAAAAAAGATGATGGACGTGCGGACGCTGTGCTGATAGCTTGCTATGGCGCAGAGGAGGCAGAGTTTGAACCATCTATTCGATTACCAGAAGACGGGTGCTAAATTTTTAGCAGACAATCCCGCTGCGTTCCTAGCGGACGAGCAGGGCTTAGGTAAGACAATACAAGTTATAGCGGCTTGCGATCAGCTACATCTAAAGAAGGTTGTGGTTCTTTGTCCTGCGATTGCTAAGATCAACTGGCGTCGTGAATTCGACAAGTGGGGCAAAGAAGCGAGGGAGATTAAAATCTTTTCTTATGATAAGATGACGCAGTCCAAGGAGGTACGAAATGAAATTGCCAAGTTTGAAGCAGATGTCCTGGTCCTCGATGAAGCCCACTATCTTAAAAATCGCCAAGCAAAGCGCACACGTTATGTCTACGGTCAGTTTTGTCGTGGGGATGGCCTTGTGCGTACTGCTGATCGCGTGTGGCTTCTTAGTGGCACTCCCATTCCTAATAATGTCAGCGACTTTTGGACGCATCTCAAAGCCATATGGCGATACCCCAGGAGCTATACAGACTATACGCTCTATTTTTGCCAGACTTGGAACGGACAATTCGGACTAAAAGTTCTTGGCAATAAAGCGGAAAGGATGGGCGAACTCAAGAAAGTCTTGTCGTCCATCATGCTGCGACGCAAAGCCGAGAATGTACTGACAGAACTGCCCCCGCTTTGGTGGCAGGATAGTGTCATCGAGGTCAACGGCTGGGACGACATGAAGCACATCGACAATGATGTAGAGCGTGAAGCCGTCGAGCTAATCCTACAGAACGCACTCACGCAGGAAGATCTTTCATCGAAGCTGACCGAGCTTGCGCCGCACATGGCCTCGATGCGTCGTCTTACTGCGCTAGCTAAAGCCAAACCCATAGCATCCCAGATCCGTGATGAGCTAGCAGACCAAGCCTATGACAAAGTTGTCATCTTTGCGTACCACAAGGCCGCACTAGAAACCTTACGAGAAGAGTTGGATGAGTCCAACCCTGCCTTCATTGTAGGCGGCATGAAAGCCAGCGAGCGGCAAGAAGAGATCGATCGCTTCCAAAACGACCCAGACTGCCGTGTGTTCATCGGCCAAATCACAGCCTGCTCCACAGCCATTACATTGACCGCAGCTAATCAAGTTGTGTTTGCAGAGATGGATTGGGTTCCAGCGGTCAACGCACAAGCGTCGAAGCGTAGCCATAGGATAGGGCAGTCTAAACCAGTTATTGTGCGGACGTTTGCGTTAGCCAATTCGGTTGACGAAATAGTGGCAAAGACACTGAGCAAGAAAGCTAGGATGATTTCAGAAGCATTAGATTAAAAAAAGCCGAGGGCGTCCCAACACGCCCCCGACTCAAGAGTTTATAGCAGATCGTCGAGGTCTGCTATGTCTGCCGTTGGTTTAGCTTCGGCTGTAAATTCATCAGAAGCAGACAAGCGCCCGTCCATGCGAGGACCGTCCTTTATCTTCTGAAGATTGCCGAGAGCAAACGATACGCCATTGTTGCCGTTGACGCTGTAGGCATAGGCCCTCAGCGACGCCTTAACGACAGCGCCAGGATATACCTCTGACGGATCGTTAATCACGGCTGGCTTACCAGTCTCGTCTGCATAGATCGACACGACACCAGGCTGTTGCTTGGACTTGACGTTGATGAACGTCGAGCCTTCTGGATAGCCTTTATCTACGGCGTCTTCACGGAACGGTAGACGAATTTTCTTCGCCTTCATCATGTCCCGTGTTTTGTCTCCCCACTTCTCCTTTGCCACAGCCATAGCTGCGGCTTTCATATCTGTAATATCTACGTCGTCTTTGAAGACAAGCGCACAACTATACACGGGCTCACTAGCTCCTGGTGGAGTTTGCGGCTCGAAGATATGCGGATAACTAATTACGGCTTCAGGTGTTATTACTTTTGTCATCGTTGTTTACCTTTTTCTACGGTTTCACGTTAAATTCGTCAGAGGCTAATAGTGCCGCTGGCGGTCGGCGGTCAGTATCAGGGACCATTGATAGGCCAGATGATACTGCCGTTATGAGATCGTCAGGGACATTCTTCTTGCCCACTAACTTCTCCATCTGAGCGGGCGACTTGATCTTCTTTTCGTAGATCTCCTCGTCCTCCAGATTCTCTGAGGCGGCCCAGTCCAGAACCTCCTCGTTGTTCTTCCATTTCCTCACAGCCCTCTTCTCGACAAGTTTGAAACCAGGAACGGATGTTCCAGCTTCCAACGTCGAATGAGCGTGAGAACGTAATGATTTTATCCACTCCTCTATCAGCGGTATTTTTTCTAGGTAATCCGCAATCTGTTCAGGTGTCAAGTCATGGACAGATCGTATCGCGCCAAAATCATCTTGCGCTACTGTCAGAGCATTACTTCTTAACGCAGGACAAACGCCTGCGGCTTTACAGAACTTGCAGTGATCGCCAGCAATCAGCGGTGCATCTGGTTCGAGAGACGCACGGGCTGCGTCCATCAAGTCTGTACCGAAATCTAAGATCTCATCTTTTGTATAAGAATATGTACGAATAGATCCGTCACGGTGTGAAGCTCGCGGCTGGACAATGGCCGTGTGGATCGCGTTAACAGGGGCGCGGTTGCCTATCTTCAGGACTGCACCCAGCGCATAGTATTTTAGCTGGGCGTTGTCTTCGACATCTACCGCAACACCTTGTCCGTGTTTGTAGTCAATGACCCACAAGTTGCCAGATCGTTTGCCGTAGATCGTGCAATCGCTCGTGCCGAACATAGGCATAGGAGGGTCAATGTCTTCGAGACTAAAGCGTTGCTCTAACTTAACCAGAGCAGGCGCTTCTTCTTTCTCCATCGCTCGGACAAAGTTGACGTAGGTCTGTACGGCGGTAGCCATGTTGTCATCTACGACGTGATCGTTGAATGACTCGCCGATCGTCTGAGCTACGTCTTCTATGTTATTCTCTAAGCAGTGTTCGCCAAGTTCATGGGCCGCCGTGCCAAGCTCGGCGTACTCACTACTCTCATCGGGGAACGGTTCCTCTGCTTTTAAACTTCCTGGACACGCCATACGACGTTTCGCGTTAGACGCACCGAAAGATGCGTGAGCTATCTGATTGCTAGCCATTCCTTATATCTCCTTTCTAATTCTGCTTTTTCACGGTTTCGCTGTATCTGTCTTATTTCTATCCATAATAATGGAACCATGTTCGCTGTCAAATACTCACCCGCAGCTACAGGCCGTAAGTGGCTTGGAACTTTAGGGTCCGTACCCCATCCCGCAGCAGCATACTTATTATTAAGTATCTCTTGTTCTCGTCGTTTATCCATTACTAATGGCGTCTCTGAGATAGCCTTCAGGATCATAAACTTGACGACGTTTGTCTAACGCCTCTGCAATCTCCTCTTCGCTCAATGCAGGAGGCAATAAGCTCATGTCGCGTAGCTCTAGAACCTTAGCGGTATACTCAGGGCTGCGCTCCATGATGTACTCGGCGCGTTTCACGCCGTGCATAATAGTTGAGTGGTCTTTCTTCCGAAAGATCTTGGCTATCTTTGGATAACTCCACTTCTTTGCGTCACGCATACGCAAGGCTTTATACATTGCAAAGCGAGCAGGCATAATCCGTGCTAACCTTTCGTCACTCAAGACTTCGCGCAAAGGTAAGTCGAATAACTTACTCGCTCGTCTCGCCATTATCAGTCTTTGTTCGCTCATGGTCGTCCCATCCTTTTGCTCTATTCGTGTATGTGTTCTCGTCTATCTTGCGCCACGGTCCTAGTTCTAATTTTAACATCTTAGCCCAAGATCCTGGCGGGCTTGTTCTATCAATCACCAGTCTGCTCCCAAGTCTTGTTTCTTAATATTTATATCTACATCGTCAAACAATTTAAATTTCTGTCGGCTCAAAAACCATGCGCTAAACCCAATGGTTAAAACGGTAAATGCAACTAAGATTGTCGGCTTCATACTTTCCTCCTAATGTAAATGTGACCAGTGATCTCCTACCTCAATGCTATCGGCCACGTCTTCTAGCACGGTGCAAATTATATCAGCGCGTTCTAAGTCCATCTCTTTATCATCCATCGCTATCGCCAAGATATGTTGGGCTGTCGAACGAACGTGTTCGACTATGCGGTATCTCTCGGCGTTTCGTTCTGGATTACTTTTCATAGCGTAGGCTTTCTTTTCCTTCCGCTGCGATGGGGCACCCTTGCGCCCATGTCGGCGGTGACACCATAATCTCGATCATCTCTGCGAGACTGCCACCTTCGTCTGGTACTTCGCAGATGATCTCGTCATGTACTGACATTATAACAGGAAACTTCGACATCTCCAGACGCATCATGGCAGTTGCCATCAGATCTCTGGCTGTTGCTTGCACTATGTTCTCGGTTAATAGACCGCCCCAGATAACTTGTGAGGTCCACTGGCGGGTAACGCTGTTCAGCGTGTCTACCTGTACCGTCTCTCGCATCTCGCCCCACGGCGTCTCACGTTCTACGATACGAGGGTTGTGATACGTCAGGCTGCGGCCCGAACACAGCGGCAGTCTCGCGAACGACCCCTTTTGCGAGATCACTTCGCGACAGTTCTCCAAGAAGTCTTGTTCTAAGAAGTTCCAGTAATCAGAGATCGCGCTGTTACTTTCTCGGTAGACGCGGACAATCCGTTTAGCTTCCGTTACGTCAACTTCGATACCCATAGTCTTGCATTGCTCTGCAAAGCGTTTGCCGCCCATGCCATAGCCGCAACCCAAGATCGCCATCTTACCAACTTGGCGTTCTGCGCTTGTAATCTCATCGACAGGTTTGTTGTAGATGTCTTTAGCCATAGCTTTGTACACGTCACCGCCAGCCGCAAAAGTCTTGACCAGTTTTGTTTCGCCTGCAAGCCACGCTAGTACCCGCGCTTCGATGGCTGCGTAGTCCGCAAAGAGCAAGCGGTGTCCTGGTTTGGCTATTAACAGTGAGCGCAGCAAGTCAGAGGCAATCAGCGTACCAGCGCCGTGGTGGCTTACGTCTTTGTCGTGTTGCAGTTCGTCGATGATAGTGTTGAGTTCGTCTTGTGAACGGCTGGGGCGTGGGAAGTTTTGCGGCTGCACGAGCTTGCCAGACCATCTCCCCGTGGCAGCGCCGTGATATACAAGAAGGCCGCGCATACGGTCGTCTTTTCCAGCGGCGTTCTCCATACTATCTAATTTGGCAGTGCTAGATTTCGCGCCATCTTGCCGTAGTTGTAGCACGTTACGAATGACAGGGTGTAGGTCTGGGAGAGTAAGCATCCGCGCCACGCTAGGCTTGTCTACACTCTTGGCATTAATGCCATAGGCGTTCAACCACTTGACTAGATCGACACCCTTTGTCGCGCCTGTCACAGCGCCACGGGTAAACCGTGCAATTTCTGAGTCGATCTGTTTTTTACTCGTGTCGGCAAGCGTTCGCACACGCTGCAATAGATCGCGGTCGAGCCTCACGCCTCGGTCGTTGATGCGTTGATCGAGTAGAAAGATGTCGCGCTCTTGTCTATCCATAGGCACAAGACGATTAGCCACTGCGATCTCGGTTCGTACATCTTGTAAGCAGTAGTCGAACAAGGCTTCCATTTTGTCAGGCGTGTTCCACCATGTAATCGTGCCATTTTTTGCAACGCGGCGAGGCCGTGCCATTCGCAACATCAATCCTTGTCCAGACTTGTCTTTCTGTTCGTCCACACCGAGAACAGCGGCGGCTTGTCCAAGCGCACGAGGCAAGCCCATCTGGCTAGCTTGTGCCATCGTGCAATGCCATTGTGTAAACTTTGTATGAGGCCAGCCATACCGCTTGGCCATGATCTTGTTCCAGATTACGCGCTCGAAGTTTGCGTTCCATGCGCGGAGCGGGCCGTTGGCTTTGATATGCTCCCACAAGGCCATGTTGATAGGCATACCAGGAGTCCAGAGCTTTGGCTCGTCATCATCGAAAGCAAAAGCCATGCACCATATGTCGGTGCTTTCATCATCAGCGTAGACGTAGACACCTGTCTTTCTCAGATCGACAGCGCTGCGTGTCTCAAAGTCTATAGATACAATCATAAATTACGTTCAACCTCAAGAATTGCCTCTCCGATAAGTTGAGGAATTTGCGGAACGACAGCGTTACCTAATTGTTTAAGTCTGTCCACCCGACGGGGAACCCCATTAGCCACTCTACCCACGTCGGGTTCAGTTGACCAGATGTGGCCTCCCTCCCACCTAGAGAGTCTATAACCAAGGTGGTAAGTGATTTTTGAGTCCCCTTCTTGCCCGTGTCTCTCCGTTGATAGCCAAGACGACCCTCGTGAGCTGCTGGTGTCGGCCATAGATGAGGAGTGTTGACTTGTTGGGCTAAACTTATCCCCGTCATATTCTTCGTGATCGTCCCGCTTCTCGTAGCATCCGACGCACTCGGTGTTGTCCAGTTTTCGCCCTTGCGGGTACGCGATAATCCAGATACGGTCCCTCTGGTGAGGCGCACCAATGGCTTTTGCGGGTATACAATGCCACTCCGCATCGTACCCGATCTCAGCGAGCGACCAGAGAACTTGATCCAATCCTCTAAACCGAAGGGCTGAGACGTTTTCGATGATCGCGTACTTCGGCTGGATTTCTTCGATGAGCCTTGCGAACTCGAACCAGAGGCCGCTACGTTTTCCTTCAAGTCCCGCGCCGCGTCCTGCGAAGCTAATGTCTTGGCAAGGGAATCCCCCTGTAAT